CCCTCGCCTCCATCATCGGCGAGGATGGCCTGGACCCAGACAAACTCCAGAAGCGCATCGACTCACTGGCGGAAGCCCGAGTTGGTGAGATGAAGACAACCTATGAGACGCAAGTCCTAGACCTATCCACTAAATATGGTCAGACTGTGGCTCAACTAGAAGACTACGTCCTCACCGACGCAGTTACCAAACAGGCTCTCAAGCACGGTGTGGTTGAGAGCGCCTTGACAGACGTCGTCAACCGCGCCAAGTCCACATTCGTCGTGAATGAGGGCAAGGTGGCTGCCAAGGACGGTGTCAAGAATAAGAAGGGCGACAACCTCTCCGTTGAGGACTGGGTGTCATCGCTGTCGGAGGCAGCACCCCACTTCTTCGGCACGTCTAAGGGCGCTGGCGCCACAAGACCCAACGGGACCACTCAGCAACCAACCCTGAGCACCCACGAAAAACTCTCTGCTGCAGTCGGAAAACTGCGCAAATAACGAAAGGACCTCATCATGGCATCCGTAACACTCGCTCAAGCAAAAACTCTCGGTCTCGACGACCTCGGCGCTGGCGTCGCTGAAAGCATCATCACCGTCAACCCGATGTTTGACGTGCTCCCCTTCAACACCACGATGGGCAATGCCTACGTCTACAACCGCGAGTTGGCCATGGGCAATGTCCAGGTCCTCGGTATTGACGGCACCATCACGGCCAAGACTCAAGCGACCGTCGCTCAGAAGACGCAGGCCCTGACCACCATCATCGGCGACGCTGAGGTCAATGGCCTCATCATGGCCCAAGGTGTTGGCGCCAATGCCGGCAATGACCCCATCGCCTATGCCATCGCCTCCAAGGCCAAGGCTGTGGGCGTTGAGTATCAGCGTCTGATGGCTGTCGGCGACTCAGGCACTGCCAACGAGTTTGACGGCCTCGTCACTCTCATCAACAGCGCTGACTTCTCGGCTCAGAAGATGGCAACTGCCGCTCTCTCCTTCGAATACCTCGACGCAATGCTCGGCCTGGTCAAGTCCAAGGGCACGACTGTCGACTTCCTGACGGGCAACCTCAAGGTCGAAAACAAGTTGAAGGCTCTCGCCCGCGCCCTCAATGGCGGCGTCATCGAGTGGACCCAGATGGGTGCCTCACGCGTCTTCATGTATGCCGGCATCCCCTTCTTCCGCAATGACCACTTCGCCTCGACTGACCAGGACGGCGTGACGGGTGGCGACCAGCAATACATCTTCGCTGGCAACTTCGACGACGGCAGCCGCAAGGTCGGTATCTCGGGTGTCGTGCCTACCGCTGGTGGCATCCAGGTCCAACCGGTTGGTGCTTCTGAAACGAAGGACAACGACATCTTCCGCATCAAGATGTATTCGACGTTTGCTGCGCACTCGACACTGGGTCTCGCCGGCGGTCTCGTCACTGTCTAAGTAGACACCTTCTCATCTGACCGAGGGCAGGCGGGGTAACCTGTCCTGCCCTCACTTGTAACAGGAGAAGAAATGGCTACCCTCTCAACAACCAACTCGTATGTCACCTTTGCTGACTACCAGGAATACTGTGACCTAACGGGTCGCACGCCCATCGCTCAGGCCACCATCGAGCCCAAACTTATCCAAGGCACCCTCGCCCTGGACCGGAAGTATGGTGGTCGCTTCATGGGTCGCAAGCAAAGTGCAACTCAGCCCCTCCAGTGGCCACGCTCGGCCACCTACGCGCGCACCATCGATGTCGCAGATGGAGTCTACACCCAAGACGGGGATGGCAACTACCGCGACTTCAACACGGTGCCAGTCGAGGTCAAGCAGGCCACCTGCGAGATGGCTCTCGGGCTCCTGTCAGGTGAAGACGTCTACACTCAAGACCAGCCAATGGTCACCGAGGACATCAAGAAGGTGGACGTGCTTTGGTCGACCAAGAAGTATCAAGGCACCTACCAACCCAAGTCCCAGTTGGTGTTTACTATCGACCTCATTCTTCGTCCACTGCTGCTCCCAGCCGCAACCAAGGTGAAGTTTGTAGCATGACATTCGACTACATCTCCACTCGAGTAGAGGCCAAGGCCATGCTCGCCGAGTTTGGCTCTGCCCTCACTGTAGGCGGCACCAAGACCATCGGCGTCATCGTCAGCGCTGTTGAGGCGGCAATGGGTGACCCAACCCGTGGTGGCTACACCGTCGTCCCTCAGACAGACAAGGTCTGCATCATTCCTGGTGATATCAAGCGAGTGCCAATGGTGGGCGACACGGTCGTCCAGTTGAAGGCCGAGTGGAAGGTCATTGGGGTTGACGAGGTGGCACCCGCTGGCATTCCAGTCATCTACAAGTTGAAGGTGACGCGATGAGCATCTACACCACTCTCACGACCCAGTTGAAGACAGTCACCTCTCTTCCTCCCTTCGTCGAGCAGAATGCGGTCACTCGGTCAGGCAACACCGCCTGGGCTAGGGCTACCCTGCTTCCCGCTGAGCCACGCCCTGGCTCCATTGGGGCAGGTGGTTTCGACTGGGAGAATGGCCTCTACATCGTCGACCTCTTCACGCCACTCAACTCACCAGTAGACGAGACCATCGCCGCTGACATCATCACCGCCTTTCCTCGCTCCCTGCGCCTGGTAGTCGATACCTACTCAAACCTGTTGGAGGTCCAGCGGTGCTGGGTTTCCACTACCCGTCAAGACCAGTCCTGGTTTATCACCTCAGTCTCAGTGCGCTGGCTGCTGGCCCGCAACCTGGGGGTATAAATACCAAGCGACTCCATTAAAGGAAACTCATTATGACATACGCATCCGGCTCCCGCGTCCAAATGGCCTACATTCCCGAGGTCACGTTTGGCACCACGCCCGCCACTCCACAGATGGTCCTCATCCCAATGCAGTCCACGACCCTGGACTTCTCGAAGGACATCATTCAGGACCCGACCCTCGTCGCCGACCGCATGAAGCGCGAGGCCAAGCACGGCAACATCGCGACTGGTGGCAACATCGTGGTCACGCTCCAGCACGGCCAGTTTGACGACCTGCTTGAAGCCGCTCTCTGCGGCACCTGGGCCACAAATACAATCAAGTCGGGCACCGTCACTCGCAGTTTCACTGTCGAGGAAGGTTTCCTGGATGTAACCGAGTATCGTCGCTTCACTGGTGTCAAGGTCAACTCCCTCGAGTTGTCTCTCGCTCCCAACCAAGTTGTCCAGGCAACCTTCGGTCTTATCGGCCAGGGCATGACGACTGCCATCATCCCGCTTGACTCGACGCCAACTGCCCTACAGGCCAAGGTAGGTCTCACCCACCTGGGTGGCACCATCACGGTGGGCGGCACCTCAGTCGTGGCTACCTCGCTCACTCTCTCGCTGCAGAATGGCTACACGGCCAACTACGGCATTGGGTCAGCAACTGCCCGTGACATCACCTACTCGGATGCGACCCTGACTGGCTCGGTCACCTTCTACTTCGAGGACCTGGTCCAATACAACCGCTTCGTGAATGAGACGACTGCAGCCATCGTGTGCTCCACGACTGACGGCACCAACACCCTCACCTTCACCATTCCCAAGGCGAAGTTTAACGGTGGTCAACTGCCAGTCCCCAACTCCGGCGTGCTCTTCCTGACGATGCCTTTCGAGGCCTTCTACGACAGCGTCTCCGGCACCACCATCTCCATCACCCGCTCGTAATGGCCTTCACCGTCCCTGATATTGCCGGTCTTGAGGACCACATTATCTCGGAGGTGTGGTCCCGTATCCGACAACGCACTCCCGTCGACACTGGCAGAGCCAGGGCCGGCTGGGAGATAAGCGGCAACACCATCACCAATGAGGTCCCCTACGTCGGCTTCCTCGAGCATGGCACAGACCGCATGGCCCCATTCGGAATGGTAGCAACCACCCTGGAGGAAGTCCCCTCCATCATCGAGGACTACCTGTCCTCACACTAAGCCAGAAAGCGTCTCATGAATAAGGTATCACAGTTTGCCGCCAAGCCACTGAAGGTGGAGTTGGAGCACGAGGAGTTTGGAAAGACGGGCATCTTCGTCACGGTAGTCGGCCCCCAGTCCAAGCAGTTTCGTCAGGCATTCGAGAAGTATCAAGCCCTCTCTCCCGAGGACCAGGACAAGAAGGAAGCCAACACCGCCTTCTTCGCCACCTGCGTCGTTGGCTGGGACACGGATGACTTTGGCGAGGTCTGGTCTCCTGAGGCCTGCCTTGCCTTCTTCTCCAACCCAGAGAATGAGTGGGCAATGAAGTTTCTGTCGCCTATCATGGGCGACCACCGCAAGTTTTTTCGCAAGGCTGGGTGAGCGACTGGCTGACCTCATCGAGAATGAGGTCATCCTTCAGCAACCAGTAGAAGGAGGTGGGTCTCAACGGGACCACCTCAGCATCGTCCGGCCCAATGACCCACGCCTGGCTGACCCCAAGTTAGATGACTACGAGGGGGCCATTCTCCAGGTCTTCAGGGTGCTAGACAGAGACCGGCCATATTCCTATGGCGGCGCCCTCCCATTCCAACTTCGTAGCATCAAGGACTACTGTGACCTCTTCGAGGACGAGTTGTCCCCCAATGAAGTGCGCCTGTTGATGGCGCTCGACAACCGACTACTGACAGTCAAGCACAGGCTACAAGGAGAAAAATAATGGAGCAAAGAGAGACTATTCTCATCGAGGTGAAGGAAACTGGTGCTGACCAGGCCACCTCGAAGATAGACCGGCTAAATGCGAGCATCTCGAAGTCGAGCCCGGCTCTCAAGGGGCTCAACATTGACCTGAGTGGTGTAACCGCCAACCTTCAGAAGTTGGGTCAGGGAGGTGAGGCAACCATTGGTGCCATTCATGGCCTGACCACCTCTGCAACCTCTGCCGCCTCTGCCTTCGTCCAGACAGCCATTGGCGCAGGTGCTGTCGTAACTGGCGCCAAGGCGATGGCTCCTGCCGTCAAGCAGGCTGCCGATGAGGTTAGTCTAGCCCAGGCGGCTCTTTCTGCCTTCAACAAAGAGCAGGAGAAGATGGATGCGGCCACTCCTCTCTGGAAGAAGTATCGCGACTCCATCGCTGAGGTGCCACGGGCTACAGGCGAAGCCGCCAAGGCCCGTGAAGCCGAGCGCAAACTTATGGAAGCCGAGCGCGCGGGCACTGGCTACAAGGCAGGCGATGACAAGAAGTTGCTGACAAATGTGGCAAGCGCCGAGCAGGCGCTTCAAGCAGCCACCCTTCGCAAGACGGCAGAGGAAGCCCTAGCCGCTGAGACTGCGGTCTCGTCTCTAAGTCGAGTTGGCGCTGTTGGCCTCATAAGCCTAGGCGCCGCAGCGGTTGCTGTCTATGCCTCACTGCAGGCCATTGGCTCTGCCGCTCGCTCTGCCGCCGATGACAACGGCGAGTTGGCTGACAAGTTGGGTATCACCACCGCGCAACTCGGTGCCATCTCACTTGTAGCCAACGAAAACTCCGGCTCAGTCGAGGGACTTCAGCGCGTCTATGACAAGTTGTCGAAGTCCCTCAACAAGATGGACGAGGACAATGCCAAGACCATCTATGCCTTCGAGACACTTGGTCTTGCCCAGTCTGACCTCGCCAACCTCACTGAGCAGCAGGTAGCCGGCCGCATCATCAAGGCCTACGACATGTTGGACCGGTCTACCAAGGCCACCACTGCCGTCCAGCAACTTCTTGGCCCTGCCTTCCGTGACCAGATACCCTCCATTCGTGCCGCTGCCGAGGAGATGGGCAACTACCAGGCTCGAGTGGACAAGTTTGGCTCGACTGCCTCTGAGAAACTCGTCGAGGAAGGTGGCAAGCAGGAGCGCGCCCTCTCTGACCTCGCTCTCGCCTGGAAGGGCTTCGCCAACCAGGTCGGCGAGTTTATGGGCGGAGCGGTTACTTCCACCGCCAATGGCATGGCAGCCATGCTCAAGTCCATGAAGGACACCCTGCTCGAGGCCAACAACAATGCCGCTGACTACGAGCAGCGCATGAAGTATCGCAATGCCATTCCCATCGAGCGTCGCAAGGAGATAGTTGCCCAGGTCGAGGATGAGCAGAAGCGCCGCTTTGTTGACAAGGGGCCAGAGGCCCGCTCGGCTCGCATTCGCCAACTCTATGAGGAGGAGGCAAAGGCCACCATTCAACTGAGCGAGGCCCGCACTGTCTTCCGTCGCATGGAAGTGGCTGATGCCGACTCCCTCGCTAAGGCAGCCCTCAAGAAGAAGAGCGATGCCGCCACTCCTCCACCGAAGGCCGCCGAGAAGCGCGACCCCTTCCTCCAGGCCCTCGAGGATGCGCAGCGAGAGGTTGACGTCCGCAAGGAAGCCAGCGCCCTCCAGAAGACCCAGTTTGAGACCGAGCAGGGCAAATACAAGGAGTTTTCCAAGGACCAGAAGGACAAGTTGCTCCAACTCGCCAAGGAAGCCGATGCCAAGACCATCCTCGAGAAGAAGGCCGACATTGCCCTCAAGCAGATGGAGGAGTATGGTCGCGCTGAGGAGCAGGCAAATGAGCAACTCAAGCAGCGCCTCACCACTGAGGACGCCCTCGTCACCACGTCTAACAAGCGCCTCAAGGATGCTGGCAACTCGTCTCTCCTGTCCGCTTCCATGCAGCGTGGTGCCACAGGCCAGTCGTCCATCAACACCCGTGCCGATGAGGAGATAGTCCGCGTCATCCAGGAAGCACAGGCCGCCATCGAGCAACTGACCCCCTACTTGGCTGACTATGAGAAGCGGGTCGAGGGCATCAGAAAGGCGGAGATGTCGGCCACTGAGGCCATTCGTGAGGCGGCTCGTCAACGTGAAGAATACAACGCCGACTGGACCAATGGAGCCAAGAGCGCCTTTGCGACCTACCTCGACGACGTGACCAACGTGGCCGGAAAGACCCAGGAGTTGTTTGGCAAGGCCTTCTCGCACGCTGAGGATGCCATGATGGAGTTTGTAACCACAGGTAAACTCAACTTCAAGTCCTTCATCGCCTCCATCCTGTCCGACATCGCTCGCTACCTCATCCAGACGGCCATCATGGCCCCCATCATCGCGTCACTGAAGGCGATGATGGGCTTCTCGAGTGGTGGTGTCTTCGATGCAGGTGCAGTCGTCAAGTCTGCCAATGGCAACGTCTACTCAGGTGGCTCACTCCAGAAGTTTGCCGCAGGCACCGTCGTGTCTCAACCGACCCTGTTTCCGACCACCACTGGCATGGGCCTGATGGGTGAGGCCGGACCAGAGGCCATCATGCCACTCGCCAGAAATGCTCAGGGTCAACTTGGGGTCAAGACCAGTGGTGCCACATCCAACTCGTATGCAGTCACCGTGCAGATAGGCTCTGTCGACAGCGCTGAGCGGGCACTGGAGATATCTGAGGCCATGAAGGCCGCCGTCATCTCCATCACCAAGCAGACGATGTCCAATGAGATGCGCAAGGGAAACATGCTGAATAGATAACCGGAGAAACACATGCCAGCAGCAATGCCCCTCTCTACCAAGATATCCCAAAACTCCACTCGCACTCGTGACTACCGCCTCCTGACCGCCAGGTATGGCAATGGCTACGAGCAGCGGTCACCTGACGGCATCAACTACGTCGAGGACAAGTGGAGCGTGATGTGGGAGAATATCTCGACGTCGGACTACCTCACCCTCCAGGTCGCGCTTGATACAGCGGGTGGGTGGGACTACTTTACCTGGCAGGCACCAGGTGACACGCCCACCAAGAAGTGGGTCCAGAATGGACCCGCCACTCTCACTCCAGGAAGCGGCACCCTCTACTCGGTCTCTGTCCCCTTCCGCCAAGTATTTGACCTGTAGGATACCCCATGACCATCGCCCAAGAAGCCAAGAAGTCAGCCACGAGTGGACTTGTCGAGTTGTTTCAACTAGACCTCACCTTGCTGGGTGGCACCATCCTCTACTTCACACCCAACACCGTCGCTGGTGCCAGCGCGGTCGTCTTTGGCACCCAGACCTACCAGCCACTGCCAGTGAAGAGCGAGGGCTGGGAGACCAGCATCGACGGTGCTCCGCCCCGTCCCACCCTTACCATCTCGAATGTAACCCGGTTTATCCAGTCCTTCCTGACCTCGTATGCGGACTGCGTTGGCGCCAAGTTGACACGGACCCTGACGATGGAGAAGTATCTGGCCTCAGGCTCGGCTCCTGACTCGTCACAGGTCCTCTTCTCTGACGTCTACATCATCGAGCAGAAGAAGTCGCAAAACCAGAAGGAGGTCGTCTTTGTGCTGGCCTCCGTCCTCGACAACCCAATGCGCACCATTCCCAACTGGAAGATACTGCGACCTGAGTTTCCAGGAGCAGGTCTGGCTCGGAGCCGCTAATGGCTCGCATCACTATCACTGCTCAGGCAAAGGTCCCATCTACAGGCGACATGGACTGGGACAGCGCAAACAAGCACATGCTCGCCTGCTACCCGATGGAGGGAGTTGGCTACTTCAAGGACGGTATCTTCTATCCAGTGAAAAACCTGTCCACCGAGCCAGGCAACTTCGAGATAGACAACTCCATTCTCCTGCTTCAACCTGACTGCCTCGTCCACTCACATGACATTGCCCTGTCAGGACCACATGGAGATGCGAGAGAGCCATCCGATATTGACCTCCAGGGCCAGATAAATACAGGAGTCGAGTGGGCCATCATCGTCACCGACGGCGTCGAGTGCAACCCACCAGTAAGATGGGGAAACCCAGCAACTCGACCACCTCTCCTCGACCGAGAGTTTATCCACGGCATTCAGGACTGCCTCTCGCTCATGCAGGACGCCTTCTACCAGCGCTGGGGCATCAGACTTCCCAACAAGGCCCGCAAGCAGGACTGGTGGGTCAATGGCGAGGACCTCATGTCTCAGTTTTATGAGGCCTTTGGCTTCGAGAAGGTCCCACTCGAGGACATCCAACGAGGCGATGTCCTCTTTTACACCGTCCGCAGCAAGGTCGTCAACCACCTAGGTATGTATGAGGGAGACGGCAAGGTCCTCTCCCACTGGGGTGGACGAGTATCCAACATCGAAGACTACCATGTCTGGGCTCGCTACGTCACCTTTGCTGCCCGCTACAAGGACAAGTAATGCTCCACACCATCAAACTACACGGCTTTCTTGGCGACAAGTATGGCAAGGAAGTGCGCCTGGCTGGTGCCAACATGTTTCAGTTGATGTCTGGCTTGGTTGCTCGCTTTGGCCCGCAGTTTAAGGAGGATGTCCGCACCTCTAACTGGCACGTGCTGCTTGGTAACAAGAAGGCCAACAAGGACATGGGCGAGGAGGACCTGGCAAAACCCATCAAGGACCGCCTCATCCACCTCATTCCTGCCATCATGGGCGCCTCAGCCACCGCTCGTATCATCGTCGGTGTCGTCATGATGGTCGCTGGTTACTACTTCCAGCAGCCCTGGCTGGTCAAGTTGGGTGCCGTGCTGGTCCTTGGTGGTGTCGTCCAACTTCTCACCACCCCTAAACTCGCGGCTCCTGGCACTGACAACTCAAACCAGAAGGCGAGCGACCTCTACAATGGCCCAGTCAACGTGATGGAGCAGGGTTACCCAGTCCCCATCATCTTTGGTCGAGTCTCTCGCTGCTCCTCGGTGGTCATCTCTGCCGACTTCTCAACTGACGAGGTTACTCCATGACGCGCATCAAGGGCAAAGGTGGAGATAGCCCCCACACCCCAGTTACTGCTCCCAACACCATTCGCTCCAAGACAACTGCTCGAGTCCTCTTTGCCACGACAGCAGGCGAGGCGGGCGGTCTCGTTGACCAAGTCAACCCGCTCAAGTCAGTCCTCTTCGACAACACGCCAGTCCAGAATAGCGATGGCACCTTCAACTTCACCGACGTCACCGTCTCTGAGCGCTACGGTCTGCCAAGCCAGTCCTACATGCCTGGCTACCCATCCGCCTCGAATGGGGTGGCCATTGGCAGCAAGGTCCTCCAGTCGACGCCTATTGTCCATGACACCCTCGTCGCCTACATCGACGCGGTGCGTGTCACTGTCCGCTTCCCAGCCCTGTATGAGCAACAGGACAATGGTGACCAGACTGGGTCAACAGTCCGCTTCCAGATAGACCGTCGTCTTGGCAACACCGGTGCCTGGACCACCATCCATGACATCACCAAGTCGGAGAAGTGCACTGGTCCATCCGACCTCGACTACCTCGTCCAGCGTCCTGGGTCCACTGGGGCCTGGCAGGTCCGCCTTGTCCGAGTGACAGCGGATAATGCCTCGCTCACCAAGGCCAATGACATCTACTTCCAGACGGCCACTGACATCCAGAATGTCCAGTTGCCCTACAACAACCTCGCCTACCTTGGCCTGACAGTGAGCGCCGATGCGACCGGCGCCTCCTATCCACGCGTCGCCTTCGACACCTACGGCATGAAGGTGCGAGTCCCTTCCAACTACAACGTCACCACTCGCATCTACACTGGCGTCTGGAATGGGTTGTGGTCCTCGACTCGGGTCGTCTCTGACAACCCCGCCTTCTGTCTCTACGAGGTCCTGACCAACCAGAAGTGGGGCATGCGTCTTGCTGACAGTGACATCGACCAGTATTCCTTCTACTCGGCCGCAGTCGAGTGTGACGCGCTGGTCCCGAATGGCAAGGGCGGCACTGAGCCGCGCTACACCTTCAACTATCAGTTTATGAATGAGATGGATGGGTGGACCTTCATCTCAGAGATGGCTGCCTCCTTCAAGGCAGCGGTCTACACATCAGGCAACCGGGTCCGCCTCATCCAGGACAGGCCAACTTCCTACTCGCGTCTCATCACCAACTCCAACGTCATCCAAGGCGACTTCGAGTATGCGTCAAGCCAGGGCAGAAACCGCTACACCGCGGCAGTTGTCTACTGGAATGACCCGGCCCAGGGCTGGCTGTCAGTGCCTGCCTACTACGAGGACTCGACTGGCATCTCTCGCTATGGCTACAACAAGACGGAGGTAGCCGCGCTTGGTGCCACTTCCGAGGGTCAGGCCTACCGCTACGCCAAGTGGCTGGTTGAGACGAGTCTCTACAACACGGACACGGTCACCTTCACTGTCGGTCTATCGAATGCTGGCATGGAGCCAGGTGAGGTTGTCCACATCATGGACAGTGCCTACGCCCTGGTCACCCAAGAAGGCAAGGTTGTCTCTTCAACCACCAACTCGGTCACCCTCGACAAGCCCATCACGGTTGTATCTGGCAACACCATCGACATCGTGGGAAGTGACGGCTTGACTGTATACACCCGCGCCATCACCTCGACAGGCACTCTCTCTACCATCTTCTTCTCAGGTGCGGTCATCTCGGTCTTGCCAGGTGCCGACTTCATCGTCACTGGCTCCGTCTCGCCTCGCTCCTTCAAGGTGACGAATGTGCACGAGATGTCACAGGGCACCTACCAGGTCTCGGCTGTCCAGTATGACCCAGCCAAGTTTGGTCGCGTTGATGGCACCTTCACTCTACCTCCACAGCAGTATCAGACCCCGCCTTCAATGGCGGTTGTCCCAGCGGTAACTGGCATCACCTTCTCCGAGGAAAGTTACACCACTCCTGAGGGCGTCACTCGTCGTTGGCTCTCTGTCAAGTGGACGCCTCCTGTCAACTCGTATGTGTCCGGTTACTCCGTCTTCTGGAGCAAGAATAGCGGCAATGTGACCTCACTCGGGGTCATCGAGCAACCTTACTGCCGCTTTGCCTGTGACACCGATGGGGTCTACACAGTCGTCATCACCGCCATCAATGCCCGCGGGGTCAAGTCCCTTGCTGCCTCTGGCTCGACGACTGTCAACCTCTCGACCCCCATTGGCGCCTCCGCCCTCAACCCGGTCACGTCGCTCTTCATTGCTGGCACGACTGGTGGTGCCTTCACAGGTCAAGATGCGTCCATCACCTGGGTCGACACCCAGACCAATGGCGCTGCTGTTGTCGCTGGCTACGAGGTGCGTGTCAAGCGGGCCGATACCTCCGCTCTCCTCCGCACCGAGTTTGTGGCGGTGAATGAGGAGAAGAAGTATGCCTACACCTTTGCCAAGAATACCGCTGACGGTGGACCTCGGCGCTCAGTCATCTTTGACGTGTATGTCAAGGACACCTGGGGTCGCTACTCCGCTGTCACCTCGCTTACGGCAACAAATGCGACTCCAGCCGCTCCAGTCATCACCCTCTCCGCTGGTTACGACCAGTTGTTTGCCAAGGTAACGGAGGCAGGGACTGCCGAGACAGACATCATCGGGTGCAAGATATGGCTGTCGACAACCTCTGGCTTCACCCCCAGCGATGCCACCAACCTAGTCTCGACGGGTCCTGACCGCATCTACTCGCAGTCAGCCGCCTCTTCCTCCACCTACTACCTGAAGGCTGCCTTCTACGACGCCTTCTCCTCAACAACCTCTAGCCTCAACGTCTCGGCTCAGTATGCGGTGACACCTGTCTCATTCACCCCGACAGCGCCAAACGAGTATCAGGTAACCGGACTCACCTTCAAGGGAAACAACCCATCCACCAACTCGGTCTCCTGGACGGCCTTTACCGTCATGAAGACGAGCGGGTCTGGCATTGGCTCGACCTGGTCAGTGACTGCAAGCAACGCGGCCTGGACAAGTGGCACCCTCTACCTCTACTGGTCGGAGGGAGACACCACGCTCTCCTCCACAACCACCCTCGCTACCGCCATTGGCTCGACCAAGCGCCTGCTCGCCACCTACAAGGGAGGCACGGTTGTTGCCAACGGAGAAGGCAACCTCTTCATCGACGGTGCCAACATCTACGCCCAGACCATTGGTGCCACCCAACTCGTTGCTGGCTCTGCCGTCATCACAGGCACGGCTCAGATAGCCGATGCTATCATCACTGATGCCAAGATAGACACGCTCAACGCGTCCAAACTCATCGCTGGCACCGTGACCGCTGGGGCTATGGAGACCAACCTCTTCCAGTCCAACAACGTGCTGACTCGAGGACTCACTGTCCGTGATGCGAGTGGAAACATCATCCTCTCGTCTGGCACCAACCTCGACTACACCCGAGTTGTCGCCTCCTCTGGCTGGCTCAACTCCAATGTCACGCTGACCTCTAACTCGACGACAGGCACGGTCTCCATCTCAGGGGCAGGTGGTGGCTCAGTGTCTGGCGTCATCATGCCCGGCTTCACCATCACCGCGACGAATGTGGGCACCTACATTGGCTCTGCTGCTATCGGCTACGCCTACGTTGGCGAGTTGAAGGCAGGCAACATCGAGGCAGGCACCTTCTCCGCCGACAACGTCCATACCCGCGGACTGACAGTGCGAGATGCCCTTGGTAACGTCATCCTGTCGTCTGGTCACCCCCTGGCGGTAGGCAACGTGTCTGGCCTCGGCGCCTTCGCGACCCTCAACCAGATAACTGCGGCCAATGCGACCACCTACATCTCAGGTGCCATCATTGACACGGCCAACATCAAGACAGCCGCGGTGAAGACTGCTGCCATTGACAACCTCGCCGTGACTGGTGCCAAGATAAACGACCTCGCTGTTGGCACGCTGAAGATTGCCGACCAGGCCGTCACAGTCCCTATTGGAGCCAATGGCATCGCAGGCTCTATGGTGCAAGGCACCGCTGAGACCAACATCCTCTCAGCAACCGTCGTCATCGACTACATGGGTAATGGTGGCGGAGTTTCCGTTGTCGCGAATGCCTCTGGCTCGCTGAGTGTCCAGTCTGGGTCATCAGACACGACCGCTGGCTACGCCAGCATCAAGTTGTATCGGAATGGCACCCTGCTTCGTGAGCAGACCTTCTTCGCCAGCGCCACCTACTCCATCGTGGCTGGTGGCAAGGGACACATCATTGGCTCTGGCTCAGATAGAAATGCTGCAACCTTCGTCGTCTTTGACCCGGTAGGGGCTGGGACCTATACATACACCATGACCGCAGTTGTAACTCGAGGGCTATCTGGCTTCGGCCCGGTAAACTTCTCCTGGACCCCTCCAGGTATGGTCATCATCGCCTCCAAGAAGTAAGGACACTCATGGCTCACTACGCTATTCACGGAGATGGAGCGGATGTCCGCTACACCTTCACCTCAACCACGTCTCGTCGCATCGAGGGCACGGTAGACTGTGACCCAAGTCAAATAGCAGCCAACACTCCATCTGGCTCCATTGCCACGCTGGTGGCTGACACCGTGTCGCCGTCCACCCACTACATGACCTACTCAGGTGGGGTCTACTCGGCGGCAGCGAGAGTTGCTCCCTGGTCCGGGTCGAGTTGGGTCCTTCCACTCACCCTGAATGGCTCAAGTTACACCTCCGCTCCAACAGTGGCAGACAGCACCTACACCCTGTCGACAGGGGTCTGGACAGCAAATGGCTCGAGCCAGTTTTCCATCGCCTGCCCACCTGTCTCGCGCATCAGGCTTGACGCCAAGGACAACTCGCTCTACCTCCCTGAGGCAGGCACCATCTACCAATACGGCTTTGGCCAGACAGTCGCCTTCACCACCCACCTCGGCACCTGGTATCCCGCCTTCAACTCGACCGCTGACACCACCTACGTCTTCGAGGTCGACGCCTACACCACTCTCCCATTCACCCTTGAAGTGAGGGCCGTCTAATGGCCACCAATAACCTAACCAGCATTGCTGCTCCTGCCGCTCTCACCTCATTCGTCCTCAACTCGGCAGATGCGCCAGCAGGCCAGTGCTGGCTCCTGTTTGACGGGGTCGGTGGCACCTACGAGGTCGAGACCTTCCCTACCACCCTCTACCTCCAGGTCAGGTTTGGCGCCACCACAGGCACCGCAACTTCCAACCAACTCATCAACATTCCTGCCTCCGCGCTGGTGAATACGCAAGGTCGCTCCACCCTGTCCGGTAACTGGGGCTACCTGCTCAGTGAGAGCGAGGCAGATGCTCTTGCTGGCACCACCACCTTCGGGCAATACCTGGCTGCGAGAGTGGTGCAGGCAGATACCCAGTCGTCCAGTTACGTCGTGTCTGGCGCCCTCTCCTGGGCCGTCATTGTTGGTCCATCTGCCCCAAATGGGTTGCCTGTTGGCGGCACCACTGGACAGGCACTCGTCAAGTCGAGCAGCACCTCCTATGACGCAACTTGGGCCACCATCTCTGGTGGCAGTGGAAGTCCAGGGGGCAGCGACATGGCGGTCCAATACAATGCCTCAGGCACCTTTGCTGGCTCGTCCTTCCTCACCTACAACTCGAGTTACTTCACCCTGTCCGTCAATGACGTGGCGATGGGTCGACATGGCCCAAGCACCAACCACAACATCTTCTACGGTGGCATTGCCTTCGGCTCACTGTCGACTGGTGCCTGGAATACTTCCTTCTCTGACTCGGACTCCTTCCCTAACATCACGACTGGCGTTGGCAACAGCGCCTTCGGCTATGGGGCAGGTGCAAACTCGGGTGACACCAACTCCTACAATACCGCGGTCGGCTACACTGCCCTCTCTACGCTTGTGGCAGGGGGAGATGGCAACACCGCGGTTGGTAGCGCGGCCCTCAGCGCGGTGACTTCTGGCGTGTCCAACACAGGTCTTGGACAAGGTGCAGGCTCGGCCATCATGACTGGCTCCAACAACGTGGTCATTGGCGGGGCTGCTGGCACCGCGGCAATGGACAATACGGTCATCTTGAGCGATGGCGCAGGCACAGTCTTCCTCCAGTCCACCGCGGGGGTTGTCGACTTCAATGCGGCCCAACTTAATATCAACTCCGACCCAGGCACCGCCGGTCAGGTGCTCATGTCGAATGCAACCTCGGCGCCGACCTGGTCCAACAGACCAGCCCTGACTGGCACCACTGAGAATACCTTCCTCTTCACCGACATCGTCGGTGGACACTGGCGCGACAGCAACGGGTTTCAGGACTACTCCCTGTCATCTCCCGTCCTCGCTGGTCCAGGTCCAGGTCCTCGCATCGGCTACGACCACACCACCCACACCTTCGGCATCTACTCATCTGCTTTCCAAGACAGCATCACCGAGCAGGACTTTTATACGGCAGGCCCTGCCGTCCAACTTATTGGCGCTGAGTCCTGGTCTGACAATGGTGATGGCACCTGGTCTGGCGGTTACGGCGGTTACATCCGAGTTAATGCAAATGGCAGTGGCGTCATAGGCGCAGGCGACATCTCCATCCACGGTGGCGACGACCGCTTCGGTTTCAACTTTGGCAACGTGGGTATTTCTGGCGGCAGAGCGACTGAGGGCGTCGGGGGCCAGACCGTCATCCAGGGCGGTCCTGGAATGTATGGTGGAGCCGCCCAACTCCTCGGTGGCGATACCACCTACGGCTCAACTGGTGGCCAAGGCGGTAACTTGACCCTGCGGGGTGGCATCGGCGAATGGACCACCTGGACCAGCGATGGTGAGGTCTCCATTGGCTCCGGCATGCGCAACTTCATCCACTGGGCCAACTGGCAGGGCTCACTTGACATCGGTCTACAGGACAACACTGACCCACTGAAACTCTTCGGCTCGAGTGTCAAGGTCGTCGACACCGACCTCGTCCTTCCAAAGACGGCAGGCAAGGGTATCATGGTCGATACTGATGCCCCCACCTTCCCCTGGGTCGACCTCCTCTGCCAGATAGACGTGCGAGGTGGAGCCACAACCGACCCGACTTGGGCGGTCTTCAAGGGTGTGATGCGAGCCTATCAGTTTACCATCAATGACTTCGTCTGGACCTTCCTTCACCTACCGCATGACTGGTTGCCTGGAGGTGACCTCTACTTCCACGTCCATTGGGCCCACTCTGACCCGTCCATCACGACTGGGTCAGTCACCTGGGAGTTTATCTCGACCTCTGCAAAGGGACACAACCAGCAGGCCTTTGGTGCCGAGAAGACGACCACTGTCACCCAGACGGCCTCTCACACAAGATATCAGCACATGATTGCGGAGGCTCAACTCTCGACACCCGGTGGAAGCAGCACCCTGCTTGACAGCAACGACCTCGAGCCAGACACCCTCGTCCTCATTCGCACGCGTCTAACCGCCAATACCATGAATGGTGGTCCAGAGCCTTACGTTTTCACCGCGGACGCCCATTACCAAAGCGTGGGTTACGGCACAAAGTCCAAGGAGCCCCCATTTTGGACTTGATGACCCCACCTAGCAACGAGGTATAAATACTACACCCGGAGACCGCAATGACCATCTCAGTATCAAACGTCCCAGCCAGCACGAGCATCACCCTGAAGCAAGGGGCCACGCTCAACCTGTCGCTTACCTTCAACCGCACCCCTACTGTCCCACTCAACCTGACTGACTACATCGTCAAGATAATGGTTAGGAAGCAGTTTGGCAGTGACGATGCAGTCATCACCGCAACTTCCGATACAGTTGGAGATGGAGCCGGTAAGGTCGGGGTCGTAGACCCCCTTGCAGGCCAGGTGGTTTGGGCCATCATTCCCTCCGACACCTCTTCCTTCCTCTGGTCGTCGAAAGATGACGACACAGTCGACCTTCCCTTTGACGTGGAGTTGCACCGAGTTAGCAGCGACATTGTCTATTCACCCATCCGCGGCACTATCACCCTCGTGCGTGAAGTGACCCGCTAACAGGAGCCATCATGCCATTTTCCGTTTTCCTCGCCAACAAACTACTCGACGTCTCGACTGGCAAGACGGCCTACACGCCGCCCACAGTCTACGTTGGCCTGTCCTCGACCACTCCAGTTGTCGCTGGCACCTCCGTCACTGAGCCCTCGACTGGTGCCTACGCCCGTGTCGCCACCTCTGGTGCCACCTGGAATGCCGCCGCTTCTGGCTCGACTTCCAACGCGTCGTCCATCACCTTCCCAACTGCCACGGCAGACTGGGCCGCTGGCTCCAACATGACCCACTTCGTCCTGTATGACGCCTCGACTGCTGGCAACTTCCTCGGCTTCGGTGCCCTGACGACGGCCAAGGCCATCCTGAATGGCGACACGGCTTCCTTCGCCGCTGCTGCCCTGACCGCCACCCTGTCGTAAGGCACAATGGGCATCCCCTACACCGCGGCCAATGCCCTCCTCGACAACGTCTTCAAGGGGGTCATGTGGGACACCCCAAACACCGCCTTCGGTTTCACGACCTGGGCGGTGTCATCTACCACTGTCAACGCGGATGGGACCGGGGGCACTTGGGTTTCCCCTGGCAATGTAACCAATGCCAACGGGGGTGACTTCGGCACTGTTGCTAATGGAAGCGTGCCTCTCCACACCGGCTTCAACCTGGTCACCACGGGCACGTCAACGCTTGGGACCATCCGTGTCATTGGGTTTTTCCAGAATGGCACACTCAACGCGGCTAACTTGAGGTTTTACCTCACCCTGCCTGTCCCTCGCACGCACACTGTTGGTGACAGTCTGTTTATTGGCACTGACAAACTAACCCTCTCATTCGTGTAAAAGGAGCCACCATGGCTGACAATGTTGCTATCACCGCCGGCGCTGGCACAAACATCTCGACTGACCAACTGGCCTCAGGGGCACATGTCCAGCACTTCAAGTTGATGGACGGCACTGCCGACAGCACAACTGTGGCCGTCGTCGACTCTCGTGGTCACCTAGCAGTGGATGCGAATGGCACCACCGACTTTGCCACCTTCGTCGCTGGTATCTCACAGACCCCTTCCATCAAGGTGGGTGGTTACCAGACGGTGCGGCTTGATGCCACGCTCGGTGCCTCAGGTAACATCCCCACCTTCCAGGTCAGTTACGACAACGAGGCAGCCTATGTCACCGCCGTCCTCTACTCAGATGTCGACTGCACCCAGATAGCACCCACCCTCGTCATCAACACGTCAGGCAACATTCGCTACGTGGACGTGACCAATGCGACTCACCTGCGCTGCAACAACACGACCGGCTCAGCCACCCACATCGTCAATGCCTCGTTGACCTCAGTCATTGGCGCTCGCGGTCTGCGTCAGGCCACCAAGGTATCTGCAGTCACCACCATGGGCGCGCTCAACGCCGCCTGCACCGTCTACAACCTAGATGGCGAGATGTGGTGGGTAGCACAGGGCGTCGGTAACCCAACAGGTGGCACACTGGTCATCGAGGGCAGCAATGACAACTCGAGTTGGACCAACATTGCAGCCGTCACGAGCATGCCTACCAGCGGCGCAACCTGGTCCAACACCCCTGGCTTCTCAAACAATATTTCTTGGCCTAGCAGCAACAACTTCTGGGGCCCAACGATGGGCTACAAGCACATTCGTCTCCGCCTATCTGCCTACACTTCAGGCTCAGGCACCATGACGATGCGCGCGCTGTATGCTTACCCATACCCAGCACCTCTCAGCACGACGGTCACCTCTGCCACCGCCGCCAACTTCAACGCAACCGTCATTGCCAACGGCGGTGTCGCCTCTGGCGCTGCTGACTCGGGCAACCCAGTCAAGGTGGGTGGCATTGTAGCAACAGGCGCTGAGACTGCTGCCTCGAATGGTAACCGCGTAAATGCTCGCTTTGACTCAGTTGGGCGCCAGGTAGTCCAGCCTTACAATCACCGCGAGCGAGCCACTGCCTCGTCAGTCACTCTCACATCGACCACTGAGACGACCCTGCTCGCCGCAGGCGGCGCCTCCGTCTTTACCGGCCTAACCTCGCTGTCACTCTTCAATGCCTCTGCTACCAGCGTCATCATCTCCCTGCGAGTCGCAACAGGTGGCACGGTCATTGGCAACTACGTAGTCCCAGCAGGTGGTGGTGCAGTCATTCCACTCCCTCTGCCCATCTACACCGCCGCCAATGCCAACATCACGGTGCAGTCGAGTGGTGCAGTCTCGTCCATCTATGTGAATGCGGTCGGTTTCTACACCCTGTAAGGTAGAGACAAATGACAACCACCGCCTACACCCTCTTTACCACCACACCCACCATCTTCGTAGACGTCAGCGCTGACCACACTGCGGTGGTGGGTGGTTTAAACCACTCAACAATCTACTCGCAGAGTCTTAGTGGCATTATTCCAGGGGCAACAGCCATGCTCCTGAAGGACAATACCTACGCGCTGCATGTCTACCCGGCTGGTGCCACCACCAGCGACCGGATAGGGTTTCTAATGAGTGACCTTGGCATCCCGGACAACTCGCTCATAACCGGCGTCGAGGTTAAGATAACGACACCAAACTCAACCGATGTCCCATTTGGCACCACAGTGCCATACTACCTTCAGTTTACTGTAGGGACAATGCACCCTGGTGACGTCAGTTACAATGGTCTCGGGACACCTCAGACATACACTCTTGGTAGCGCCACTGACACCTGGGGCATCTCGCCTGCTACGGGGGTAAACTTTGCGTCACTGACTCTGTGGCTGTGGTTTGGCTCAGAGGCTGGCATGGCGGCAAGTAGTCTCTACTTCCAACTCGATGCCATCGAGGTCCGCCTCACCTACACTAACATTGGCTCACTGCCGGCTCCTAGCGCAGGGCAAAGTCGGCTTCTTCTAACTGGCTGTGGGGTGTAAATGTCACTTCTTCTTCTCTTCAAGCCAAGTGCTGGCGGCGCAACAAAGGACCTCGCTGGGGATGTGCTCGTCTCAAGCGCGCTTGCCGCTGCGTCGAAGAGAAGTCGAGGACTGACAGGACAGAGCGACGTAACAACCGCGCTGACTGGTGACCTCCTCAAGGTCCACCTCAACGCCCTCGCTGGCTCGTCCTCCAACTCAGTAACTTGGACCGCAGTCCCCAGTAGAAGTCGACCAGTTGCTGGCACCGCCTCATCGACAACCAGTCTCTCTGGTCTTGCAGGTCGCACTCGCCCTGTTGCCGCCCTTCTCTCTGAGACGAGTAGTTGGACGGGCAACTTCCAGCGCATCAAGTTTATCACGTCGACCCTGACTGCTACGAGTGGCAAGTCAGGCAATGTCCGGGTGGCCATGGCTCCTGCCTCCATCCCTCTCGTTGGCACAGTCGGTCTCTCGGCAACGGCCCTGAGGAAGACGATGCGCCTGCTTGGTAGCAACACCAACCACGCCACTCTGTCCGCTGACATCTTCCGCCAGCGCATCATCGTCCTGCTTGGGTCGATGGGCACCATCTCGTCGGTATCTCCTGCCCTGCTTGCTGTGGCTCGCCCTCTCGCCGGTGATAGTCACGAGACGTCCTTCTACTCAGGACTGCTGACCAACCTGAAGCCACTAACCGGCTTCACTGATACTGCTGCCCTCTGGTCCGTCCCGTCCCTCAAGAGAGCCCGTCCTGTCTCAGGCGCTCTCAGCGTAACCTCTTCTCTCCAGGTGCCAGGTATCACTCGCCTGCAGGACCTGCTTGGCACCGTCTCTGGTGCCGTCTCGCTCACCTCTACTCTGTCTCGTGTCCTAGCAGTTGACGGTGTGTTGGGCGAGCATGTAGGTCTTGTTGGTGGTGCCACTCGTCAACTGGCACTTGGAGGAAGTGGCACAACCGCGTCAGCGCTTTCCTCTGTCCTCTCTCGCTACCTCCACACCCTGTCGTCCCTGGTTGAGGCAACCTCCTCCCTCCAGGCCAACGTGGGCATTGGTCGGTTGGTGCAGGGCAGCCTTGACGCCTACCTCTCAGACACCGCGCGTCTCATCAAGCAGACGCCCATCTCTGGCACCGCGCTGACGACCTCATCCTTGTCTGCTAGCATGCTGTCAGTCCTGGTTGGACTCATTGCCCAGGTTGGCTCGACGTCATCTCTGGCTGCCGCGTTGCGGAAGGTAGCCGCGCTCAATGCTGGCTTGAATGGACTGGCGACCCTGTCTGCCACCACGCTTCGCATCACTGACGACCTGGTCGCCCTCACTGTCTCTGCCTCCTACCAGACCTGGGAAAAGGTGGATGACTCGACTGCCATTCTAGTTGACCACGTCACTCAACCCTACACCTTCCCAGTCCGCTTTGACATCGATGGGACCATCGTGGACGAGTTGGCTCTTTCTGCAACAGTCACGGAAACGCAATGACGCCCCATCATGTCAGTCTGAAGGTGTTTCAAGCCAATAACCGACTTGTGAAACAGAAATGTCCAGGGTTGGTTGAGCCAGGGGTAGATGTCTCGAAGAAGTATGCCATCTACATAACCAAGCACCCGACCGGTCTATTCTACAAAGGCAAAGGCATCACCGCCAACATCCTGGCTGGCAAGTATAAGGGCAGTGGCATTCGCCTAAACCTTTCCTTCTATCTTCCCGAGTATGCCTGGGAAACATGGACGACGACAGTTGTTGCTTCCTTCGATGACGAGGAAGAAGCCTACGACGCGGAGGCAGAGTATCTGCCAGCCGCGTCGCTGTTTAACCCACTCTGCTTAAATATGAAGGCTGGTGGTAGACCTGCCTGGACACACGGTGGAAGTGGTGCTGGAGCGCTGTTGAAGAAGACCCGTGCTGGAGAAAAGCGAGCACGTGAGCAGAAGCGCAAGTTGAAGTTGAAGGCACAGAAGGATGCGGAGAGAGCCGAGGTTAGAGCGACAAAGTTGGCTGAAAAGGTTGCGGCGAAGTTAGAGCGAGCAAACAACCCACCTCCCAGGAAGCCGAGAAAGAAGGTTGCCGTAAGCGCTGCCCTTTTGGAAATGTGCAAGAGACCTAAGTCTGAGGCTTGGAAAAAGCAAGTGTCAGAATGGATGTCGAAACCGATAACAGACGAAGAAAGGTTAGCATTTGACAACGCGCTGCGTTTCCCAGTTATATGGCGTGGCAACATATCACTCCATGGGACTGCCAAGCGACATGGACTTCACTTTAGGCGTTTCTACAGGTATTCTAAAGAAAGCAATGTCAAATGAGTTACGACCAAGACGACCAGCGCCGTCGCGCAACGGACAGGCCAGAGGCCATGGAGCGCATTGTGGCACTCGAGTCAAACAGCCACTATGTGAAGGCGGTTGTTGATGACCTGGCTACCGCGTTGAAGGACCACATCAACTCTGAAGACGGCATCGCCCTCGCTGTCCAAGAAGTCTCCATCGCTACCAAGCAGAATACGGCTACCATGGACCGAATGGCCAACACCCTCGACACCCTCGCGGTGCAGGGTCAACGAGTGCGCTCTCTCGAGGAGTGGCGTGGTCGAGTTGACCCGCATCTTGAGAAGGCACATGAGCGACTAGATGAGGCAAGCGAGAAGGTAAACCGACTCTACTGGTTGGCTGGACTTGCCGCCGTCGTCATCCCCGCCATCTGGGCCATCTTGCTTCATTTTCAGGTGCTGTGATGCTAACTGACCTACTTCGAGACGGGAAGGGAAACCTCTCTCATGCCCGCTTCGTCAACCTCCTGTGCGGCTGTTGTGCCTCACTTTACTGCTGGAAACTAGTCATCCTAGGTGGCTTCAATGAAACGTTTTTTGGACTCTACCTCCTCTATGGAGCCGGACAACAGACCATCAACAAGGCGCTCGACGTCTGGCTCCACCTCCCAACCCGGTCAGGTGACGGCAAGTCCAAGGACGTCGAGGGAAGTTAACCTCGACCTCGTCCACTGCAAGCCAGGACGGATGAAGGACAAGCGCGACAGGCGGTCGAAAGACACCATTCGCCGCGAGATGGACGTTGACGAATGGGACTGACCTACATCAAGATGACCATCATCGCCGCGGCCATAACTGGCTGTCTGTCCTGTTTCGTCTACATCTCGCACCTGAGAGACAAGGTGGTCGAGTTGACGCTCAACATCCAGTTGCTGGAGGACGCGACCCGTCAACTTCAGGCCCAACTAGAAGAAGCAACCATGACGCGAGAGAGCATCGAGGCCAAACTCCGCTTCTCCGAGCGGAAGCAGGGCGAAATAGCGAATGCCCTGCAGGTGGAGAAGAAGCGGGTCAAAGAAGTCGTCATCCCGACGGACTGCCCTGGTGCCCTCGACTTTCTAGTCGAGGAGGTGACAAGATGAGACTTCTTCTTGTCCCACTTGTCGCCTTTCTTGTCTCGTGTGCTGCTCCTGAGCCACGGGTCGAGTATCGAGTGGTGAAGGCGCCTGAGCCACCAGTCATCGTCGTGCCAGCAAAGCCAGTCATCTCGCTTACTGCGCCACCCAACGAGAAAGCACGGGCCCTGCTCGACTACATCATCGAGTTGAGGGCGGCACTTGACTCCGCCCTCATTGCCCTCGATGCCTACAGGACCAAGAGCGACTGAAGCCAGCGCTCGTTGAGCGACAGGCAGTAGTTGAGGAAGTAGTCCTCCTCTTCCTTCGTCCTCACCGCACCTGGTATCGGCAGGCACTGACAGGCGTTACCGTTGTTGGCCGCACTCCAGTGACCCGGGTTTTTCCAGGGAGGACAGGGCGCGATGAGACACAACTGGAGACGCAACTTGTCCTTGTCTCCGTGCATGTGCTCGAGGTCGAGAAACAGGTAGGTCTGCCCGATGTCAAGCCAGGCACAGATGGGCTCGATGAAGCGCCAGGTGTCCTGGTCGTGGGTGATGGCCCGCTTCTGTCCGTTGTATCCCGAGCCCTCATTTGGCGCGGTGAAGATGGGCACCACGTCGGAGGTAAAGCCGGTGAAGGTGAGGGTGGTGGCACCCAGCCTGGTATTGTCCTCGCACTTCAGCCCTCTCAAGAGGGCATTCTTTTGCCCGACGTCTTGATGAGTCATCGGCAGGGCCAGCAACTCACCGAGGCAGAAGTAGTGGATGGGGAGGTCGTGAGGAAGTTGCTTCATGACTTGTCTCCCAGCAACTCCATCACATCGGGGTGACTTTCAACAAAGGTGGCAACGCGCTCCCTGTTGACATCGAGGGCCAGTTGCAGAGCGGCGCGCCGCTCATCTCGGGCAGCGGTAGCAGCCTTCAGCATGGCCCAGTTGGCCTTCTGCTTCGCGCTGACACGAGCCTTCCGCTCGTCGTCCCAGGCGAGCAGTCCGGCCGCCTTCTTGGCCTGCTGGGTCGCCGATATCTTGCGCTTGGTTTCTTCAGAGTGTGCCATGTCAGTCCTTGTTGTAGCGAGCGCCGGAGGTGCCCAGAGGCATCGTGCCTATTTCGACAATGTTGCTTATGTGGGTCCCAAACCGGGTCCCCAGGGTCACCCACGTCATCGGGTCAGATGCATCCGCATCACTGAAGCGAATGTAACAGTCAAACTCGGCTCCCATCCCGCCTGGAAACTCGTAGGTCAGCACGGAATAATGGGTGCGAAGTGAGGCGAGCAGGCGGTCGCTTGGCGCCATCTTTTCCGGGTCGAAGGCGTTGAAACTCAACCGGTCGCTCAGAGACAGCCCGTGGTCCGGGTCCTGCATCATCAGCAGGTAGGTCTTGAAGCCGGGGACTGGGGTGTGGGCGAAGACGAGTCGGTCATGTGCCGCCTTGTCCATTTCTTCCATGTGACGAGCCATGTCGTCGTCGAAGGTGGTGACATCTTCTTGGGTAAGTGGTATCATGTTGGTCCTGAAGTAGTAGGAGCCCGACTGGACTCCATGTGTCTATTATAGTGACTTGGTGACCTGTGTATGACAGACTTCAGGTTAGTCGCACAACATGGCGCGATACTGTGTCTCACTGATGGCTTCCACTGCCAGTGCCACATCTTGCTCGTCGCTGTTGGCAACCTGCTTGCTAGCAAGAAGTCCAACGTGATAGAAGCCGCCTGCCATCACAGGCACATTGCACGACTTGAGGATGATGCCTGCTGCGAGGACAAGGACCCGGGTGTCAGACGTCCGTTGGTCACCTCGACCCATGTCCATGTCGTTGATGACGTGGATGGCAGATGCCATGTCACACAAGTTGTCGGGAATATCCTGCAGGACTTTGACCGACACCGCCGCTGCCAGTAGGGTGTGCATGCGCCTGTTGATGATGATGCTCGCAAGGTCATTCTTGGCGGCGACGGCCTGAAGGGCCTTCGCGGTGTCGAGGACGTGCTTGTTGCGCTTGGCTTGACGGGCTGCGGCTTGACGTTGGGCGGTGGAGGTCATGATGAAAGTCCTTAGTGGGTTGGTATGTGTCTATTATACTCAACCCGGTGCAGAAGTAAACAGGCTGCCTTGACTGTTACTTCTTCAGGAGGTTGGACCATTGACTGAGGTAGTCAGCGGGGTAGTTGACCATCATCGCACCCAACTCGTTAACGAAGGAAAGGTCCTTGCCGGGCACTCGGCTCCAGTTATCCCACAGCCAGGAGAGCAACTCTTCCTTCTGTGCTTGCTCGAGGGAGAAGAGGCTCATCTGCATGGTTACTGAAGCAAGCCAACCCCAATGCTCTTGGTCGTCAAGGTCGATGTGCCAGTTAGCGGCGCGGCGGGCTACTGCCGCCTCGTCTTGGTGCCGCTTGCTGTTAAGCACGTCGGCTGATGTCTTGAGACGACGGTTGGAGGTGATGACAAACCGGACATTCGAGGTGGGGATGCGGAGGCCGACGATGTTGCGTGCACCTTCAAACTGGAAGTGCTGCATGGCCTCGGCGAGAAGTTGGTCTGCCGGGTTGGGGCTCATTGAGCGGCGGACGATGTCAGTAGAAACGTCCTTGTCCCAGGTGAAGGCAGGGTCGTCGTTGGTATCCATGGCTCCCTTCATGACGTTGAGAGCCGTCATGTCCATCAGGATGCTGTCGCAGTCGTCGACCCAAACAACCAGGGCCTCCTTGCTACCGGACCGGTTGTGGAGGTAGACAGCGAGAGCGAGGTTGCGAGCGAGAGCGGCCATCGAGGTGGCTCCCGAAACCTTGATGGCGCGAGCGGCGACTTGCTTGATGGCCTGCTGCACTGTGAAGGACTTGCCGAGGCCGGCAGCACCAGAGATGTAGGTGTGACGGCTGGCTTCCACCTTCAGTTGCTTGATACCAAGTCCAACGTTGATGCGCTCTACCAGTTGGTTGTGCTTGGCACCGCCTTGGGCGATAAAGGTGCGTTGTTGTTGAGTGAAGGTCATTTAGTGCTCCTGTTTGTCTATGTGTCTATTATACATATACAAGGGGACTTGTGCAAAGAGAAGTGTAACGACGCTGCTATATCTTGCCCAACTTGCGTGCATTGAAAAACTTGGCAAGAAGGGCGACTGACAGTTGGTGCCGCTCGCTGGTGGCCGGCCAGTTAATGCGAGAGCCTGACTGCTGCATGACGGGGTTGGCGTAGGCTCGCTCGAGCACATCTCGCTGCGGGGCAAAGAAAGCCTCCAGTTTCTTCCTGGCATTTGCTGAGTTGGTGGCCCCCATCTTGGCGCCAGCCTCCTTGTCCAACTTCCGGCCAGTTAGCGCGGCTGCCACGTCTGGCCTGGGCTTGCCGGTGAGAGCGAGTGACACTTTGCGCCGATGCTCGGCTGTGCGCACCTTGCCAAGTTGTGCCTGCGACATGCGCAAGATAGTCTCGGGGGTGTTGGTGCGGCCGGTGTTTGCCGCAACCCGTGCCTTGATGCCAGTCATCTTGACATCTTCTTCGGCGTCAACTGGGGTGATGGAGGCGAGGAGGTCTTGGAGGGAGGTAGTCATGAGTGTCTCTGTGGTATGTGTCCATTATACATCCACCTGAGCCCAGTGCCCACATCTACAAACTGTTACTCATCTTCTTGCATGTGTAGCCAAAACGGGTCTGCTGACAACTCGGCTTGAATGTCAGCACTCGCTGGCTCGTAGTCCGTCTCGATACACTGACTTGCTAGATACGAGGTCAAGATGCGCCGCCTGCGCCCTCGCTCCGTCTTCTGCTGGGTGTAGATGACCACCCACCTCTGCCACGTGTCAAGCACGGTGAAGTAGACGTGGCTCTGGTCGATGTAGGACTTCTTCTCACCAAACACATACCGCTTCCGCACTGGCACCAACTCAAAGCCGGCATCAAGCAGGTTTGAGGCGCGCAGTGACAACTGGCCCTTATACCAGACCCCGTCTGGGGTGACGGCTGGCGTGTCTATTATGGTCTCCCTCATGGTCTCCGCCATGTTGCACTGCTTCGTGGCAGTGGCCTATTTAGGGGTATCCAGGAGCCTCACTTCTTGTCGTCAATGTAGGTCTTTACCACCCAATGTGGAAGGCTGCCAAACTTTGTCCAACCGGCGGCAACCGCCTCCTCATACGTGGTCGACATGTGCTGCATGGACCCGTCTTCTCCCTGGAAATGGACGATGATGGTCTGACCTGGCTGGGGTCGAGTGTCCATGTCATCTCGGACCACGTAGAAGCGACCTCCTGGCACCGTGACCTCAAACTCGTCTCCAAGAGAGTGGTCCTTCGGGCTACCGAGGATGGCCAACTTGTCCACTAAGCACTTAAAGTCGGTGGCCGAGTTGGACCTGAGGCGCTGGTAGATGCGCATGACTGAGTGAGGCGACAGGTAGATGGGGTCAGGGGGCGAGAAGTTGAGCATCGCCGGCTTGCCGGCCGCGTCGAAGAAGAAGGGCGAGATAAACATCCAGCCATCGCGGTGCTTGGAGTAGTCGAGGGCCCACACCTTGGTGCCAGGTTGACCCGACTTCAAGCGGCAGGGCTCCTCGGAGATGTAGCAGATGTTGGTCCGTATCTTCTTGAGGCGGATGAAGTCACCGCTGTCGGCCGACTTGACCTTGTTGAAGAGTTGCTTGGCGAGGAGAGAAGCGTAGTCCTCGTCGACCCAGGTGGTGGTGTTGGGCTGGGTGAAGGAGGCGAGGAGGGCGTCAGTTGCCGCCTTCGCCTTCTGTGCCCGTCGGGCTTGCCGGGCGGCTTCTTGACGGGCTGAGGTGGATGCCATGATGTTACATCCACTCGGCAAGTTGGTCCATGACGGCATCTTCGACGTCCGTGTATTCACGGCTGTTGTCGTCTATCTCGACCAGTTGACCACGAGAGAAGGTGTTGTCCACTTCCAGCGCGAGGTCCTCGATGGACTTGTCCTGCTCACAGATAAGACGGAATGCTTGAAAGGTAGTCATGATGTTGTCCTTGTGTTGATGTGTCTATTATACACAACCGGACAACCTGTGCCTACTCGTCACCGACTGTTACATCTGGCTCCAGAGAAGGAAAGTCATACCAGCCACGTGGCTTCTTCTGGTCGTCCCACTGGACATTGGGCACGGAGACGGTGGGCGAGCCCGGTATCCCCTGGTCCCATTTCCGGTAGCCGACGACCGTGCCAGCAACAACTCGACGGGCCTTGCCAACCAGCCGACAAACTCGAGTCCCAACCGGGTAGGTAGAGCGGAGGAGGGCGTTGTGGGCGAAGGTGTCGGTTATCATTGCAACTCGGGAGAAAAGGGGCCGTAGTGGCCATTCTCAAGTCCCAGGTCGATGGCCTGCATCTCGGTGTAGCGAGAAACCTTGGTGACCTGGCCGAGGTCGTAGTAGGACTTCTTGTCCATGACCCGACCAGTGATGCTGTCCATCACCTCGGTCCCACTGGGTCCATCAACCTCCAGCCAGGCATGACTGCCACGGGCCTGCGGCTTCGAGAAGAAGCACTCGCCCTCGACCAGGTAGAGGTTGACACAGTCGTCGAGGGCGTGACAGGTGTAGAGCATGGTCTCGTAGGCGACGGCGTGACAGGTGCCAAGTCCTTGCTCGTCACGGTGACCATGCCGTGAAATGGCTGCCGCCTGCTGGGCCTGCAGTGTCTTTAGAAGTTTCGCTTTCATGACGGGGGTCCTTGTTTGGTATGTGTCTATTATAGTCAAACCGGGACAGAAGTAAACAGGAGAAGTGTAACCTGTGCATTTCACCTGGTGATATTCTTGAGACACTTGTAATACGCTAGGGTATAGTATTGGAGTTAGGAGTTATCACTCTCCTTCTACTTCCTTGATGATGACGGAGAAGCCGGTCTTTTGGTAGATGACTTCCTGTAGGTCCTGTGCATCCACCGGCCTTTGGGTTGACCACCCGTCATGTATGAGGAAGTGCGCATTTGACCCGGCTTTTAGGTAGTCACGCACCACTACCAGCACCCGCCTCTCGAGGTCGAAGTAAACGCCCCACTTCCGCTTCGAGTTGAGCGCCATCTTTCTCATCTTGCCCGTCTTCTTGCTCATCACCTCTACTCGAGGTAGACCTGGCTCAATGGCGTCCCAGCAGGTCTTGATGTTTTCTCGCAACTCCGTGATGAGCGGGTCAAGTCGCAACCTCATCATCCGGTGCCAGTCCTGGTCGACCACGTGGTAGAGGGAGAAGTCCCGGTTGGCACCCAACTTGGCGCCACAGAAGAGGGCGTTGATGATAACCTTCGCCTGCTTTTCATCTATCTCGCCGACTTTCATGACGTGCTGGCGGAAGGTGACCCGGTCAGCCAAGTAGGACTGGATGGCAGGCAGCCACTCGTCCATAGGGTCGGGCTGGCGCTGGGCCCATTGATGGATGAGGGTGGGCGCACAGGCCTGGATGTCATACGAGTAGGTCAAGCCGGCATCTCGAAGCACCTCGTCTCTGACGTCCGCCTTGACCCACTGGAGGGGGTGCCAAAGCCGGTCTGACTTCTCCTTGTAGTCGAAGTGCAGGCTGGCGAGGTCGGTCTGATACACCCGCTTCACCCAGGCGATGGTGACCTCTCGGTCAAAGGCCGCCCTGTCTTCCTCGGAAACTTGTAATACGCTAGGGTATAGTATTGTGTTAGGAGTTATCACTCTCCTTGTCTCCTCTTGGACGGGCTTTTTTGTTGATGTCCACCCCGAGTTGAGCAGAATAGCCCTTATTTCGTCCATCCCGGCTTTAGACAAGAGCCACGTCTTCACCTTGCCCGTGTCCATGTTGTAGTGCTGGTCGGTGCAGATGAGCACTTTATCCCGCATCCACTTGCTCAGGTCATTCTGTTGCTGGCCGAATGCCTCCGGCTTGTCCATCCACGCTTTTGCTATTTCTCGCGGCTCGTTGAAACTCATCACCGCATTACAGAAGCCATACGCATGGCGCAGTCGAGATATCACTCGCGGGTCATTGAAGTTGGGGACATAAGTGGTCATGTGTCTATTATATAAGGCACGCTCGACCTGGTGTCTGGCGTTACAGTCAGCACAAGCAGGTCGACCGGCGATGTAAATACAACATGACCAACATCGACCCCACCTGGCAGCACGCCATCGACCACCTGCTGTATGTCCCATCTGGCAGGGCCGTCGTCCTCCCTGAGACAGGTCTGTCCCAGACCTACTCCCAGGGTAAGTTGAGCCACGTCAACCACGTCCCCCTCTATCGCCTGCGCCTGAGCGCCAATGGCAACCTCTTTCGCCGGCAGTCCCTCCTGGAGACCCCATCATGAATGCCCGTGTCACTCCCCTTCAGTCCAACCAGCGCACCAAGAAGAAGGACCGGTTTTACCTCAACCTCCTGACAGTGCACTCGCAGGCCCTAGAGATACTGGATGAGTCCGGTCCAAGCGAGGTCGCCTTTCTCCTTCCCCTCCTCCAGTCAGCCATCACCTCTCAGCAGGGCTCTCGTCTCTGTCAGGACTGGGTGAAGGCGCAGGCTCTGGTGCACCGGGCCTGACAAGCCAAAGCGTAACTTTTGCCCCGGGTGCCTCCTTCAGCCTTCATCGTGCCATCAACATGCCACCCCGTGCTCTCCCGGTGCATCATCTGCACTCATCCTCGGCCATCAGCGAGCCGAATACTGGTATACTCCCGAAATGACTGACACCGACATCGTGCAAAACTTCTTCCTGGACATCTTCCTGGAGGTCCTCGACGAGATGCAGGAGGAGGCCGCCTATGCCGAAGACACCGCCGTCGACCAGGTGACCGGAGACCTGGCATGGACCTGACCTACCTGGTCTGCCTAGCCCTCACCGCGGGTGAGGTCGCCATCGCTGTCTACCTACGGTATCAACTCAAGCGCATTGCCAAGAAGCACAACGACCTGGTCGACTGCTTCGTCACCCAGCAAACCGCCCTCCAGGCCCTGTCTCACCTCGCCTCCAGCCTAGTCTCCACCACCCGGTTTGACAACGTCATCTCGCAGGTAGATACCCACCTCACCTCGCACCACCAGGCCCTTCTCAACCAGCACGACTGGAATATGAAGGCAACCAGCATCATCTCGTCACTCGACCCAGACTCACCCCCTCTGAGTCCCTGGCGCTCGCTCAACTGACAAGGACCCAACCAATGAGTTTTCTAGACATCCTCACCCAGGCCGAGTTGTATGGCACCCTGTCCATCTCGTCAGCCCCCGCCACCTACACCATCTCCGTCCCTCACCTGTCTCCACGACAACTGAAACTTCTCTCGACCCTCCTTGCCGACATCGGCTACTCCAAGTCGGACGCCCTCGACAAGATGGCACAACTGGAAGACCAGAAGCGAGACCTGAAGGACAAGATAGACCAACCAGGGCCTTGGCGAGAGAAGCACACCCGCCTCTGCGTTGAGCAGGAAGCCCTGCTCAACCTGGCCTGTCTCCTCCCTGCAGCCTGTGACCTTCAGCCAGTCGCCTGACATGATAACAGTCGTCCCAGTCCCCCTCTCCAATGAGGACATCAACGCCCACGACCACCTCAAGTTGCAGCACACCTGCAACGCCTCTCCCGCCCTCAACACCAACTTCGACCCCGCCTCACTCGAAGACGAGGCCCTCCTGCTGGCAGAGGAGTTTCTTCCTCTCAAGACCTACTCAGACCTGCTGTCGCTGGTAAGAGCCTTTAACGCGAGGGTGCTGCTAGAGCCAGTCGCCAAGCGCCACTCCTGGGACATGGCCCTCGGCTCAGCAAGAGGAAAGTTTGACGCCACTGGCTCCATCTACTACCTCTGGTGCCTTGCCTCTGGCACCACTCGACGCCGAGTCCCAGTCACTCGAGACCCCAAGACCCTGACTCCACCTGTCAAGAAGGTGACCATCCACGTCCTGGCCCAGCGCACACAAGAGCAACTCGACCCAGCCACCTGCGCTCCCATCTATCTCTACCCGGAGACGAGAGCGGCACTAGAAAAGATGAGCCGCTCATCTAGACAACTCCAATAAATATCCATTAGTAGACCCATGTGCGTTTATGAGCAGTGCTTATAATGGCATGGAATAATGAAGAAATCTTGACGCCGTGCGTCATAAAGGAGTAAAGCCAGTGGCTATCTCAAACCAAACCAAGACCCGCACCAGCACCGCCTCTCTCATCGAGGCCGAAGCCGAAGACTGGGATGACACTCCCGTCCACTTCAACCGCATCAACAACAAGGGCGCGATAACCCTCACTCAACGCGGCGTCTTCAGAATGGCCGCCCTCGGTTGGTCAGTCAAGGACATCTGCAAACTGCACGGTGTCAACCCAGACGAGATTTACGAGACATTCGGCGAGCCTGTGAAGTCAGGCAAGTATGGCACCGCCCATCGCCTCAAGAAGCGTCTCATGCAACTGGTCTTCGAGACCGAGAAGCCAGACCCATCTCTAGTGAAGTTTGCACTGAAAAACTTCGCCGGTCTCTGTGAGGACGGAAAGGACTTTGACACCGACGAGGGCATCAAGCCCAACGCGCTGTCTGTCAACCTCCACGTCTCCCACAACAAGGCCGACTTTGAGTAATGGACCTCCGACTCAACATCCTGCCGCACCTTGCTAACTTCGTCTCGGACGTCGATACCAGATACATCGCCCAGGTAGCGGGGGTTGGCAGTGGCAAGACCATCGGTTTGATGCAGCACGCCATCGTCATGTCAGCCCTCAACCCGGGCTGTCTTGGCATCCTCGCATCTCCCACATTCAGCATGCTCGAGAAAAACCTGCTCAACATGCGGAATGGACTGGGCGTCCACCTCAACAAGGCAGGCATTCCCTACACTTTCAAGGGCGGCAACACCTTCCTCCTCCAGTGGCCCAATGGGCAGCAGAGCGAGATAGAATGCACCCACGTTGGCTCATCCATCTCTGGTCGCACAGCCGCCTGGTTTGGCATTGACGAGGTCGACCTCCTGAAGACCAACGAGGCCCACGAGGTCTGGGACATTCTTGTTGCTCGACTTCGAGACCCAACCGCCAAGAAGGTCCAGGGCTTCTGTGCCTCCACTCCCGAGGGCAAGAAGTTTCTCTTCCAGAAGTTTGTGCAGGCACTCGAGGACAACCCACCTCTGTCGGCCCGCTTCAAGTTGTATCACGCCGAGACCTACGACAACTTCCTCCTTCCTCCCAACTTCATCTCCGACCTTGAGGCTCAGTATGACCCGAAGCGGATACGTGCCCACTTGAAGGGAGAGTTTGTCTCTCTGACTGAGGGTCTTGTCTACGAGGACTTCGACCGCAAACTCAACCATACCGATGAGGTCGCTCTTCCCAAGGAGCAACTGCATTGCGGCATTGATTTTAACTTACGTGGCATGGCCTGTGTCACCTCAGTCATTCGAGACAACAAGCCAGTCGTCGTTGACGAGATAATGGGCTCGACCAACACGCACACTCTCGCTGCTGCCATGAAGGACAAGTATCGAGACCACCAGGTCATCTGCTACCCAGACGCCACGGGTCAAGATATCCGCTCGACCACCTCATCTGAGACCGACCACAACATCTTGAAGGCAGCCGGGTTTATCATCAACACCACTCCTGCCAACCCCCACATCTCTGACCGCCTTGGCTCAGTCCGGGCTCAGATACTCAATGGCAAGGGTGAGCGCCGGCTGAAGATAAATACCAAGCGCTGTCCCATCATGACCGGTTGTCTCGAGCAGCACACCATTGGCGATGACGGCAGACCCACAAAGGGCATGTCCTACAACAAGATGACCCTCCACATCGACGGCCCATGCGACGCGCTGGGCTACTTCATTGACAGGCGCTGGCCAACCCGTCGCCCCGGAATGACAACCATGCGCCTCACTGGTGCCTAAGGAAACAACATGCAACAACAAACTGGCGTCGGCTTCATGCACCCCGACCTCTGCGACCTTCTCACCGACATCGAGACCACCGAGGACGTCATCGAGGGCGACGTTGCTGATGAGGACTATGTGCCCCGCTTCTCAGGCATGACCGACATCGCCTACCAGAAGTTTGTCAAGCGGGCCGCCTTCTACAACTTGACCGAGCGGGCCCTTGCTGCGGTGGTTGGTGCCCTGGTCCGCAAGCCCTACGCTCTCACTGGTCCAGGGGTTAACTTCGACGACGCCTTCTCCCTTGAAGACGCGCTCATCGAGACCTACAAGGGAATGCTTGTTACTGGTCGAGTTGGCATGCTGCTTGACCCGACTCCTGAAAACCCGCGCCGCGTTGTCCAGTATGAGAGCGACGACATCATCAACTGGTCCGACACCTTCCTGGTGCTCGATGCTGGTCGCCTCGTCTCCAACCCATCTGACCCCTTCGTCCAGGTAGAAGAAGACCGTCGTCTGGTGCTCACTCTCGTTGATGGTGTCTACTCGGCCCAATACTGGACCAAGGGAGATGGCCCTGCTGCCCGCTATGAGCCGTCATCTGACCTCATCACGCCTCTCTTCCGTGGTCGCACCCTCGACTTCATTCCCTTCATCTCGCTCAACCCAACGGGCATCTCGCTCGACCCAGTCAAGCCGCCATTTGCCACCCTCGCCAAGTTGAATGTGCAGCACTTCAACACCTCCCTGCTCATCGCTCACGGCTCGCGCTTCTTCGCCCTGCCCAAGCCGTATGTGTCAGGCACCCTCGCCGGCACCAACCCGGATGGCAGTGCCCCGTCGTCAGTCTCAGTCGGCACCGAGGACGTCCTCCTCCTCAACTCAGGCGCCACAGTTGGCTACCTCGAGTTTGGTGGTGCGAATGGCATGCAGTTTCTGGCTGCCGAGCGGGACAAACTGGAGGTGCAGATGGTGACCCTTGGCTCGCGTCTCCTGACCGAGAAGACAGGTGTCGAGTCAGTCGAGGCCATCAACCTCCGCCTGTCAACTGAGACTGCTTCTTTGATGGCCGTCATTAAGACAGTAGAAGCCGGGCTCAACACCATCTTCGAGTGGTGCCAACTCTACCTGGACGGCCAGGCCTCCAACATCGACCTCAACAAGGACCTCGCTCTCGCCTCTGCCGGCACCAGCGCAGACATGCCGGCCCTCTTCACCCTCCTCCAGCGTGGTGCCATCACCAATGAGGACGTGGTCAATGAGGCCAAGCGCCGTGGCATGCTCACTGGCTCAGTGGTCGCTCTCAATGCGCCTGCTCCAGTTGACACGACCACTGTAGTCAAGCGGGTAGGTGTTTAATGGCAACCCTCACCCTGGTCCTCGTCAACCCTGACGACCTAGGTATGGAGACACCTGTCCCGCCCCCTATCTTTGAGGGCATCTGTCAGGACTTCCTCGACGTGTTGGTCAAGGAGACGCCAGTCGACACGGGCAACTGCAGGGACAGTTGGGAGATGACAGTCACCGACCTCGAGACCACCTTCTTCAACTCAGCAGAGTATTCGTCATTTCTCGACGAGGGGTGGTCACAGCAGTCACCAGACGGGATGTCAGCACCCGCTCAAGATGCTCTTCCCAACATCATCCAGGACTGGGTTGTTGCCTAGTTGTCATCCTGGCACTATAAATACAGTCACAGAGCCTACCGGTGGTAGGCCCAACTCAAAGGAGCCCTCAGCGAGGGATATCTAATGGACCAACTTGAATACGAAGTCACTGACCTTGCGTCAGTCCCAGAAGCCGCACGGGGTTTCTACGTCGAGAAAGACGGGAAGCACGTGCTGCAGGTCAAGGGCGTTGTCCCTGAAGCCGCTCACCTCCAGGTCAAGACGACCTTGAATGAGTTTCGCACCAACAACACGACACTGCTGAAGGAGCAGACGAAGTTTAAGGCCCTCGCCTCCATCATCGGCGAGGATGGCCTGGACCCAGACAAACTCCAGAAGCGCATCGACTCACTGGCGGAAGCCCGAGTTGGTGAGATGAAGACAACCTATGAGACGCAAGTCCTAGACCTATC